TATGACCAAAGATTATTTAATGTATTGGGATGCACAAAAAGCAAGATGTAGAAAAGGAATGTTTGTTGAACATAATGGAAAAGAATTTTATATTACACGTGATTATTATATGTGGATTAACTTCTTACCTATTTATGATAAAGAAGATAAAAAATATAAATTTCCTAATCTACGTGATGCACAATATCATATGGCTCTATATGAGCTATTAGCTGAATTACATTATAAACATGTTGCTCTTATAAAGAAACGTCAGTTTGGTAGTTCTTATTTTCATATGGCTAAGCAGTTAAATCTTTACTGGTTTGAAGAAGGAGCTGTGCTTAAGATAGGTGCTTCAATGAAGGATTATATTAATGAGAAAGGATCTTGGAAATTTTTAAATGAATATAGAAACTTCTTAAATGAACACACTGCTTGGTTCCGTCCTAATGAGCCAGATAAGGTCCTTACATGGCAACAACAAGTAAAGATTAGGATTAATGGTAGAGATACATATAAAGGTCTTAAATCAGCTTATTCAGGTATGTCATTTGAAAAAGATCCTACTAATGGTGTAGGTGGACCTGTAAGTATATTCTTTCATGAGGAGGCAGGTATTGCTCCTAAGATGGATGTAACATTTGAATATATTAGACCAGCATTAAAAGCAGGTCATATTACTACAGGTATATTTATAGCAGCAGGATCAGTGGGTGAATTAGATCAGTGTGAACCACTAAAAGATATGATTCTAAATCCTGATGCTAACGATATCTATTCTGTAGAAACTAACTTATTAGATGATTCAGGCACTATAGGTAAAGCAGGATTATTTATTCCAGAACAATGGGCTATGCCACCATATATAGATCAATATGGTAACTCCTTAGTCAAAGAAGCTCTAGAAGCTATTAGATTATTAAGAATACAGGAGAAAAAAGAATTAACTCCTGAAAAATTTCAATTACGTATATCACAAGCTCCAACTAATATAGCTGAAGCATTTGCTACAAGACAAGTATCTATATTTCCACCTCACTTAATAGCTCAACAAAATCAAAGAATAGCTGATGGAGAATATCCTGTTGAACATTTAGATTTAGTAAGAGATAAGAATGGAAAAATAGAAGCTAAAAAATCTAATAAAAGTCCTATTAAAGAATTTCCTGTAAATAAAAAAACTGAGGATAAAGAAGGTACTATCTGTGTATATGAAAGACCAATGGACAATGCAAGCTGGGGAACTTATTATGCATCTATTGACCCAGTGGGAGAAGGAAAAACAACCACTTCAGATTCACTCTGTAGTATTATTGTTTATAAAAACCCAGTAGAGGTTGTTAAAGATGATGGTAATGGTAATCTAACTAACTTTATTGAACGTGATAAGATAGTAGCAGTATGGTGTGGTAGGTTTGATGACTTAAAAAAAACACATCAAAGATTAGAAGCTATCATAGAATGGTATAATGCATGGACTATAGTAGAGGTTAACGTATCTCTATTTATAGAATACATGATTGCTCAGAGAAAGCAGAAGTATTTAGTAACTAAAGATCAGATGTTATTTATGAAAGATCTTACTAATGCTAATACTTACCAAGCATATGGATGGAAAAATACAGGTACATTCTTTAAACAACATTTAATATCTTATGCAATTCAATTCTTTCAGGAAGAAATGGATGTAGAAACTGATAAAGATGGTAATATAACTAAAGTAGTATATGGTGTTGAAAGAATACCAGATCCTATGTTATTAATAGAATGTGCTGCATATCAACCAGGATTAAACGTGGATAGATTAGTATCATTTGCAGCTTTAGTAGCTTTTGCAATAGTACAACAATCTAATAGAGGTATGCAGAAGAGAGTAGAAGTGGTAAATGATGACTTGTATACATCATCAAAAATGAGTAAATTAAATATGAGTCCTTTCAAACATTTAGGTTCTTCTAAATTAAATACAGGTCCTACTATGAAACGTAGTGCTTTCAAAAATTATAAATAATATAACATGCAAATATATAATGCCATTCAGCTGAAAGCAGGTGCTAAAGTAGATAAGAAATCATTTTCTAGTTTAACTCAACCAATACAGTTTTTACCTGAAAAGGAAAAAGATGATGATTGGAGAGCTCAGAATATGGATTATATTGAGTTACAAGGTATTAGGCAGTTAAAGCATAATGCACGTAGGTTAATGAAAAACTATAAACTTGCTAAAGGTATTATAGAGAAATCTGATTATATTATTGAAGATGATAATGAGTCTTCAGAACTTATTGAGATTCTTACTAAAGAAGATGCTGGAGCTTTAGAGCTTAAGTTTTATCCTATTATTCCCAATGTAGTAAATGTATTAACTACTGAGTTTTCTAAAAGAGCTTCTAAGATTATGTTTAGAGCTGTAGATGATACATCTTATAATGAAATGTTAGAGGCTAAGAATGAGATGGTTACCCAAACATTACTTCAAGATGCTATGATGAAACAACAAATGAAGATGATGGAGATGGGATTAGAACCTGATTCTGAGGAAGGTCAACAAATGACTTCTGAACAAACTTTAAGATCATTACCTGAAATAGAAGATCATTTTAAAAAGAATTATAGAAATGTTCCTGAAGAATGGGCAGCTCATCAAATGGCTGTTGATACAGAACGTTTTAATATGAATGAACTAGAAGAAGTAGCATTTAGAGATATGCTTATTACTGATAGAGAGTTCTGGCATTTTAAAATGATGGAAGATGATTATGAAATAGAATTATGGAATCCATTATTAACATTTCAAAATAAATCATTAGAAACAAGATATACATCTGCTGGAAATAGTGTAGGTAAGATTGAAACAATGTCACCTGCTGATATTATAGATAAGTATGGATGGTGTATGACTCAAGCTCAAATGGAAGCCTTAGAAAGAGTAGTACCTACTCAAGGAGCTCCATATGCTACATTAGGATATCAGAATGATGGGACATTCTATGATGCAAATAAAACTCATGCTCAAAATGTAAATATTCCTGAATCATTAGGAATGAAACAATATAACTCATTCTTTGGTGATTATGGTACAGGTACTGGAGATATAATAGATTGGATACTACAAGATAATGGAGAACTTGATTTTGATCAATCAGGTAATCTTAGAGTAAGTACTATTTATTGGAAAACACAAAGGAAGTTTGGACACTTAACTAAGATAACAGAATCTGGAGAAATGGTACAAGGTATTGTTGATGAGACATATATTGTAACAGATAAACCAGAATATAATACAATAGTTTATAAAACTAAATCTAAGGATAACTTAATCTTTGGAGAACATATTGATTGGATATGGTTAAATGAAGTATGGGGTGGAGTTAAGATAGGTCCTAATAAATCTCCTAACTTGAATAATACTTCTAATAGTAATGATTTACAACCAATATATTTAGGTATTAAAGGTGGTAAACCAGGTAGATTACCTTTCCAATTTAAAGGTGATAATTCTTTATATGGTTGTAAACTACCAGTAGAGGGCTGTGTGTTCTCTGATAGGAATACTAAGTCAGTTGCTATGGTAGATAATATGAAACCATTTCAAATAGCTTACAATATAGTTAACAATCAAATAGCTGATATATTAGTAGATGAGTTAGGTACTGTAATTGTATTTGATCAGAATGGATTACCTAAACATTCTATGGGAGAAGACTGGGGTAAAGGTAACTTAGCTAAAGCTTATGTTGCTATGAAGAACTTTCAAATGCTACCTCTTGATACTAGTATAATGAATACTGAGAATGCATTAAACTTCCAGCATTATCAAGCATTAGACCTTTCTCAAACAAACAGATTAATGTCTAGGATTCAATTAGCTCAATATTTTAAATCTCAAGCATTTGAAGTAATAGGTATTAATCCACAAAGATTAGGTCAACAAGTAGGTCAAGCTACTGCTACAGGGGTAGAACAAGCTGTAACTGCATCATATGCTCAAACAGAGATATACTTTACTCAACATAGTGATTACTTAATGCCTAGAGTACATCAGATGAGAACTGATTTA